ATAGAGTAGGACAAATTTTTGAAAATATAGCAGTTCCTTTTCCACTTAGAATTGGTGCAAATGTTCTAGGAGATCTAGCACAACCTGTTTATGGGGGCATTTTAGAAGCGGGGGGAGATGCTTTAAACATGGGGGGAGATTTTTTAAACATGAGTGGAAATATGGTAGAACAAGCTACAAAACCAGTAGATTGGTTAACTAGGGAAATAGAAAAACTACGTCTTAAATTGGAGAGATAAATGAGTTTTACTGTAAAAGATAGTGTATGGTTAGTTGGTGTTATTTTAGCCCTGGGAGTAACTTGGGGAATGACAAGTCAACGGGTTAATGCGTTGGAAAAAGATATGGACAGAATGGAAAATGCGTTAATTACGTTTACAAAAATTGAATCGCGGATCGCGGTCATTGAAGTTGAAATAAAAAATATTAATAAAAAACTTGATACAATGAAAGGTAAATAAAATGGCGGACTATAAAAATTTAGAAGCACGTATTAAGGTTCATGAAGGTTTTCGTAATACCGTTTATCTGGATACCCTAAAAAATAAAACTATTGGGTGGGGACACTTGTGTACCAAAGATGAAATTTGGGACGAAAATAAAGAATATTCGGAAGAAGAATTACACCGAGTTTTTATTACAGATCTTAATCGAGCTATTGATGGAGCAAATAAACTTTGTCATGACATAGAATTACCACCTGTAGCCAAAGAAATAATTATTGAAATGGTGTTTCAGCTTGGGGCTGGAGGTGTGTCAAAGTTCCGTAATATGTGGAAATTTTTACGAGAAGGTAAATTTTTTGACGCAAGTTGCGAGATGCTGGACTCGAGATGGGCGAAGCAGACTCCAAATCGGGCACATGAATTAAGTGAATTAATGAAAGGATTGGCATAATGGCTAAACGTGGACTCTATGCAAACATACATGCTAAAAGAAAAAGAATAAAAGCTGGTAGTAAAGAAAAAATGAGGAAGCCTGGAAGCAAAGGTGCGCCAACAGCTAAAGCTTTTAGAAAAAGTGCAAAAACAGCGAGGAAGTAATGTTACCAAAACAAAGAAAAAAAATTAAAAAAATAGCTAAAGGATTAGCCAAAGCTTCTAAAATGCATGGACAACAATCAAAAGTTTTAAAAAAAATAATAAAAAAGAAAAAGAAAAATGGCTAAAACACCAGCATGGCAAAGAAAAGAAGGAAAAAGTAAATCTGGAGGTTTAAATGCTAAAGGCATTGCTTCTTATCGTGCAGCTAATCCTGGATCTAAATTAAAAAAAGCTGTTACTGGAAAAGTTAAAAAAGGTTCTAAAGCTGCTAAACGTCGTAAAAGTTTTTGTGCTCGTATGGGAGGAGTTAAAGGTCCAATGAAAGATAAAAAAGGAAGACCAACCCGTAAAGCCCTGGCTTTAAAAAAATGGAAATGCTAAATGAGATTACTTTTTTTTATTTTAACTTTTATATTAGTTGTTGGTGCAATAACTAGCGCTAACGGTGCAGATACGAATACTGTGTCTTCAACCGTAGTGACCAATAATACCCCCAGCACGGCAAATGCACCAAGCGTTGTTGTAAACAATTCAGATATCTGTAAGACTGCTGCGGCGACCGCCGTACAAACCCAGATACTAGGAATTGCGTCAGGAATTACAATTACGGACGAAAATTGTGAACGTATAAAATTATCGCGCTCACTTTATTCAATGGGCATGAAGGTAGCTGCAGTATCAACATTATGTGCTGATCCTAGAGTTTGGGATGCAATGTATATGGCTGGAACTTATTGCCCGTACATGGGAGCTATTGGTGAAGAAGCAAAAGAAGGTTGGGAAAACAATCCTGATTTAGTACCTGAAGGATCATTAATATATAAGAAAATAGAAATAGAACAAAAAGAAAAACAAACAACTGGATTAACTGATGGAGAAAAACTTGCGAAATTTATTTTATTTGGCATGGCTATGCATTCTGGCATCGTGGCCTTCTTCCCTTAGAGCAGAGTGCCCTATAACAGCAACAGGTTTATGTACACCTGGTGTGGAAGAAACTATTGTTATAGATGAAGTTGAAACAATTGAATATGAAGCTGATGGTTATACAGTAACCACAGATACTACAACCACTACCACAACAATTACTACTACTAATGAAAATTCATTAGATATCTTAGATGGAGACAATGATTATGTTACATCTAAATTTGAAGGTGACATGGATTTGGACTGGGGAGGCCAAGGTCCTGCCAACATGCCGTCTGGTAATAGTTGTTATAATTTAGGTGCTGATAAATGTGCACAAATAACCGGATCAGGTAATTCAACATCAACAATGGGCGTATCTGGAATGGGAACTACGTTTATTCAAACAGTTGATATATCAGAACTAGACATAGAAAATGGTGGTAGAACTAATTACACAATAAAAGTAGATAAACGTGATGCACAAGATCGTATCTACATGCATATTACAGGTAAAGATGGAAATACTTCTGTATTTAATGGAACAGATATATTATCAGAATCTGGCGTAGCAAGTGGTTTTCAAGAATATGAAGGAGGATTTGATTTTTCAGGAGGAATTACAACAATAATTGTAGAGGTAGGAGGTAGAGATATTAATCTTGCCATAGGACCCTTGTTCGATGACGTTAGAATTAACGTGCTCTATAACGTTGTCAATCAAATAGTTACAGAACATATACTTAGTGTTGAAATGTGGGTAGCATACGGCGGTAGTACAGAAACAGAAGTTATAGATATCGTAGAAAATATTTTTGAACATAATGATGTAATAGAAGATGCTACTGATGAAATGTATTTTGAACCAGAGTTTGATGAACCAGAAATAGAATTATCTTATGAAATAGTTGAAATGGAAATGGATTTTGAAATGGACTTTGATATGGAAATGGATTTTGAAATGCCTAACATTGATATGGAAGAAATAGAAGTAGCAGCCATAGAATATGAAATGGAAATAGAAATGGATCTTGAAATAGATTTACCTGAACCAGAAATAGAAGTAGCCGAAATTGAAATGGATTTACCTGAACCAGAAATAGAACCAGAAATAGAAATTGAGGTTGACACCGAACCAGAAATAGAAGAACCTATTGTTGAAGAAACTGAAACAGAACCAGAGGAGGTAACAAATGAACCTACTGAAGAAGATGTTGAAGAAACTCCAGAAGATGTGGCAGAAGAACCAGAGGTTGAAGAAAGCACATCAGAGGCTTCTGAGGATGAAGGAAGCGAAGAAGATATGGATAAAACAGAAGATAAGGCTGAGGACGAAGAGGTAAAAGAGCCAGAATCTAAAAAAGAAAAAGCTGCTAAAAAGATAGTAAAGAAGATGGGCGATAAAGGTAGATATGATTCAACAAATCAGTTAAAAACATTAATAGTCATGCAAGTGTTAGGTAATACTAGAACTTTTTTTGAATCACAAAAACAATTAAATGATAGAGAAGGGTTTTTTACAAACATGATTATACCAGACACGCAAATACCCAATAATAATATAGGGCAGTATTTGTTATTTGCTGGAAGTGAAGGACTTATAAATGAAATGATTGATAGCCAATGGCAGACGGATTTGGAGTAGTTATGGCAGAAATGGAGTTTGCAGGAATTAAATTTAAAGGCGGTAAAATTTTTGTTATTCTTACAGCACTTACAACTTTAGGTGGTGGTTTATGGGGAGGCTTTGAATTTTATAAAGACTACCTTAACATGAAAGAACAGATACAAAACTATGTAGCCCCTGACTTATCGGAGTTTGATAAAAACATTGCACTTACAAAAGAAGAGATGGAAAGCAAAACTGAACTACTTCAAACAGAAATTGAAATGCTTATGGGTGAAATGGAAATGATGATGCAAGAAATAAGACTAGTATCTGATGTAGCCAATGAACTTAAAAATGATTTAAGACAAGATGTTCGTAGAGTTGAATCTATTGTTAATGATGTTGAGCAACAAGTAAAAGAAGATTCTAGGGACAATGCAAAAGATCTTAAAGAAACTATTAATACCCTTGAAAATGACATGAAAAAATTAGAAGAGAAAATAAAACAATCACAAAAGGAGTTAGAGGAAAAAATAGAAAAGCGAATTAAAAGAGCTTTAGAAAATCCTCTTGGTGGATAATGGCAAATAAACAATATAAATGGTTTTTAACAAAAAGAAACAGGGCTATGTCAAAGAATAACCCTGTTGCAAAAGAACTATATACCCCTCAGTATAAATCAAAAGTTGTGGATAGTAAAAAAATATATGATAGAAAAGATGATAAAGATTTTTATAATCATATGAAAGAAGAACAAGAAATTTTAGATATTGGTATGAAAGAATCATTAAGACAAAAAGAGGAAAGAACAAAATAATGAAAATATCAGATAACACAGCAATTAGTATGCCTGTTAGAAATTTATTAGGATTAATAGCAGCAATAGCAGTAGGAATATTTGCTTATAGTGATTTGACTCAAAGAATTACAGAATTAGAAACTGCAAGACAATTAATGGAAGCAGATCTATTAAAAAAAGCTGAACAAACGCCTGTGGATATGGAACAGACAATGATTTTAGAATGGCTTGGCACAAAAAATGCTACGATGGAGGCTGAACTTGAAAGCATGATGCACAATAAAGTAAATATTGAGTTTTTAAGAGAACAGGTAACGAAAATGCAGAAGGATGTGGAACTGCTGAAAGACAAAGTTAGAGCTAATGGATCACCAGAATGAAAATTGTAGCAGTTATAATTTTATTTGTATTTGGAAATATGAATGATCAAGAAACACAAATGACACAATATATTCCAATGTCTAATG